CCCCGAAGGACGACCTGCAAACCCTCTGGCTAGAGAGGACGGCAACAGATTACTGCGCGGTACCCGGCATTGCGGCAGCGTTGATGTACGTGGTGGTGACACCAGTTGCATCAGCGTTGGTGGTGCCGGGAGTGAAGGCACCGGCTGCGCTGCAGACAACCTTGATCAGGCCGCACAGCGCGCGGTTGCCCGGGTTCGGAGGAACCGGGCAGGGGTCGCCGGAGTTAACGATAGGACCTTGAGTGGTCGACACGTTACCCGACGAATCAAGCCAAACGCCGAACAGGCAGGACTGCGAAGCTGCCAGAGCGGTATGGCCAGAAGAGAACACCAGATTGTCGGTGGCGCTCTTCGAGTAGAACAGGCCATTCAACAGATAGGTGATGGTGTTGACGGTTTTGAATTTGGACTTGTCAGTGGTGACAGCCAAACCGCCGGAAGTCAGCGACACGTAGCCGCTGTTAAATTGCTCAAGATTGTAAGACATGTTCCTTCTCCTTAATTAGGAAGTGGTGTTCAGAGTGACCGCTGCCGCAGTGGTCGGCGTGGTCGCTGCGTTGTAATCAGTGCGAAGCTGATTCAGGCTGGTTTTGATAGCAGTCAGATCGGTCAGGATAGAACCCAGCAAAAGCGCCAGCTCCTGACGATCAATGCCATCCGCCAACCTATTTACGCGGGCATTGATACTTTCAGCCATGGTGTATTCCTTTCAATGAATAGCGGGGCTGAGATTCAATCCCAGCCCCTGTCGATTACAGAGCGGTCACACCAGCTTCGATGCGGGCCATGAAGGCGTCGTTCAGACGCACAGTCGCGAACCATGTCGAAGCACCGACGTAGCCAAACTGACCCAGTGGGTTAGCGTGGTTGGTCTGAGAAGCTTTCAGAACGACAGGCTTAACAGCTGCCATGCCCTTCAGTGCAACCTGACCCCATGCGTCTTCACCGATGATGATGAACGGATACACGTCTACGTTCGATGCGCCGACAGACAGCATGCCGTTCAGAGTCGACGAGCCAGCGCCAGCGAAGGCGGTCAGCAACGGCGAGCTGATGAAGCGGAAGTCTTCGCACGCGCCGATTTCGCGGTCGTGGATAGGCTTATACGAACCGTACTCTTCGACTCGGGTGAAGCCGGCCAGATTACGAATGTCGGACACAGCGTCGGTGTGCACGAACACGATGTAAGCAGGCTGGACTGCACGGGTGCCGAAGTTCACGCCGGGGGCGAGACGCGAAGTCACGCGACGTGAACGGTTCGATTCCAGCGTACGTGCTGCTTTACGCAGAGCGTTCAGGCTGATTGCGGTGTTGATGCCAGAGCGGCTGGAGCCATTTGCGTAGATCACGGTCGAGCCGGCTTTCAGCACGCCGTAACGGACCATCTCCATCACCTCGGCAAGGGTCTCGCCAGTCAGCTTGACCATTTCGCCCGGGATGTCGTCCTCATACAGCTGCTCAACTTTCGAGCTGTACTTGAACAGGATACCGTACTGCTGCAGCTGCACCGACACGTCTTGGAAGCTGATCGTGTTGGCGTTCGGGGTCACACCTTCAGCCAGCACGAAGTTCGATGCTTGGATGTTTGGGGTGCCGACGTAGCGGTTCGAGCCCTCGATGACGGTACCGGTGGTCGATGCGCCGAAAGGCAGCGTACGACGGAAGACCAGCGTGTCGGTCGAGTTCTGTGGCATCTCGCGCTGGGTACCGAAGTCGCCCAGAACGGTGATGGGTTGTGCATGCTCCAGCATGCCTTGGGCGGCGCGAATTAGGTTTCGCGACGCTACGGTGGAGTAATTTTGAATAGTCATTGCTATTTCCTTTCAATGATTAAAATCCGCGCTGCACTCTAGTTTTTTCGCGCTTTGCGGCTTCATAGTTCCAAAGCTCTTCCGGTGACATGTCGTCCAAGGTCTTGGGCGGCGGTGTGCTACCGGGCTTACTTGTCGCGGCTGCAGCTAATCGCTGCTCACGCTCTTGCTTGATGTCCGCCGCAGAACGCTTCTTCGTTTCGTGGAACATGTCCAGCATGCGAATGGCGTCCTTTGATGAGGTGCTGTCAGCCAAAGCACGAATCTCCGGGTTTTGTACGGCATACCACTGGGCAAATTCCGGCGTGTTAACGACGGTCTTCCAGTTCTCGTACTTACCCTCGATTCGGGCCTCTTCCATAAGCTTGGCCATTTCAGCTTTGGTTTCTGCAACCTTCGCTTGCACGAAGTTCGCAACCTGCTCCGGTGACAGTGCCTGTTGCTGTTGCATACCGCCAAGGCGGGAATTGACAAACTCTTCAACTGCATCACCCCATTCGGGGAAATCCTGCTTGAGCTGCTCCCACTTTTCCGGGCTCTTGGCAGCGGCAGCGATCTGGTTCTGAGAAGGTGCGGCGTTATCACCCACAGTTTGCTGGGCACGACGCGCCTGCTCGGCTTCTCGCTGCATTGCGGCCACGCGACCTTCAGTAGTTCGTACGTGGTGCAGCAGTTGAGCATTGGCTTGCTTCAGTTCGTCGATCTCGGCCAGTTTGGCTTTGACGGCGTCCGGAATTCCAGCCAGTGGATCGGGTTCCGGCTCCGGGTCAGCAGCTGCCTGAACTTCGTCGGCAGTGTTTGCAGCGTCATCTTCCTGAATCTGTGGCGGGTCTTCATCCGGCACAGCGGCCAATGCCTGATCTGCGGACGACGAATCGTCGGCATCCAGCTTTGCGGCCTCTTCATTCCAAATCTGTTGCACTTCCTCCGGTGACAGGTTGTCGTTTTCCACGTTGCTCTCCATTTAGGAACCGCTATTAAGCGGTTTACTTCATACGATCAAGCGGGACTATTCGTCCGGCTCGACCACCACACCCCGAGTTGCCGCATTGGGCAAGTCGAGAAATCTCTTCAACATGCGAATCTCACCCCGCAGGACAGCTGTGTCTAGGTCGGAGAGCCCCACAGCGTCATTCTTCTCGCGGCACAACTGGAGCTGTTCTTCAGCCCACTTGCGAAGCATGTGCCACGTAGCAGATTGATAATCCATCATGTAATAAAAAAGCCGGCTTTCACCGGCTCCCTCAAAAATTTAGGGCGCAAGGCCCCTGCGCCAATTCTATATCCAAGTGTCGGATTTATGCAACATTATTATTTTGCTACCGGGTTCGGATAACTTCGCCGATCAGTCCGCGCTCTATGTCCGACCAACTGGGCTGATTCAATTTCTGCATCTGCGCCTTGGTTGGGTTCGGTGCTTCGGCGGTGAACTGAGGCGGTGTAGGCGCATCGCCGGGTTGCTCTGCCTCATACTGCTTTGGTGCTTTGTATCCGCCACCAACGTCCTGCGTAATCACGCCTTTCGGGATCGCGTATGAAGTCATGCCCATGCCACCGCTTGTGCTGACAGGTTCATACGGGTTGCGCGGCGCTGGCGCTGGCTGCACGCTCATGCCGCCCATCCCGTTGTTCACTTGCTGGACGGCACCCGGTTCTGGCTCGGGTCTGGATATCTTTGCCTCGACGATCTTGCCTTCAGCAGTCACGGCCTTCAGCTGGTTGCTTGGATCGTAAACCAGTTTATTGCCGTTTTCGTCCACGACAAACGATTGGTTGTAGTAGTCAATCGCTTTGTTGTACGCGTCGGCTTCTCTCTTGAAACCGCGTACCTGCGTGAGGTATTGCTGGTACGCCTTCTCGTAGCTTTGCAGCTGCCGCCTGAGAACCGGGGCGCCCATCAGATACCTGCTCCGGTCTGAATGCGCAGCTGCTGCTCAGCAGCGAACAGCTCCTTCTTGCTGCGTTCCTTCATCGCGGTATCAGCCAGCTGGGCCTTGATGGTTTCCAGTGTGATGTTCTGCTGGTTGGCCATCTTCAGCATCTCAATCTCACGCATCATCTGCATTTCAGCCATGCGCATCTGGGCTTCCTGTTCAGCGATCGCCTGACGCAGCTGCAGCTCCTGCAGGTCGCCTTGGTTCTGCACCTGAACCTTCTGCATGTCGGCCTCTGCACGCAGCTTGGCCGCCTCAATGCGCGGGTCTGGGCCGGGGCCTTGCGCGGCTGCTTTCTTCTGCGCTTCCATGATCTGGTCGATCTCTTCCTCGGGCTTGAAGACTTCCGCCGGGTCGATGTGCTGCGCCTGCAGTGCCTTCTCGAACAGCTTCTTCGTATCGAGGTAAATGCCGTAAACCGGGTTTGCGCCTGCAGCCAGCAGGTTCAAGAACGCCTGATTCTGGATGTCGCGAACCAGCAGGGCACTGGTGCCGCGTGCATCGACGGTGAAGTCGCCTTTGACTTCTTCGTCCTCGTTGTACAGCATGTTGTAGTCGTAGTATCGACGGATGTGCGGCTTGGTCACCATGTCGTCGAACTGCTTGACCAGACGACGCAGCACGACGTTGGCCGAGTTCATCAGCATCTGCATGCCGCCAACCGTGTCAGGCGCTG